ATAACTCTAGTTTTCTCTGCGATATCATCCAAGATATTAACATCAAGACCTGCGAATGGTGGAATGATACCAAGTATACGAAGTAATCCATCTACAAATAATGCTAGACAAGTGAACCCAAGAATCATACTAATGATAGTAGCATCTCTATTATGCTTACGCATGGATGCTTCATCAATAGCACGAGCTTCTGCTAGAGCATCAGCAATCATCTGATCTACTTCTGCTTTAGTATAAAAATTACCTATTACTGGTATGTCGTGCTTGTCCATGTTGTTTGTAGTATGCTTTGTAGTAAGAGACGAGACCATTTGTAGTTACCTGTTGTTTACACCATTCATCGGCACAGGCATAGATTGCCCTATTGTTTCTCTCACCACCAAATTCTTTGAGCAATATTAACAATGCTCTTTCTCTGACTTTGAGTTCTTCTTCAGTCATTGATGATTGCACAGTGTCCTTGTTCACATAAGTTCTCCAATTTTTCTACAAGATGTGTGTACTCATCCCACATATACTCAGATCCTGTTTGATCCTTGTATCTGTTACAAGCAGTAATAAGACGGGCTACGTCTCCTTCGGTTAATCTCATAGTGTTCATGCCGTTACAATATAATTATAACGATTCTGTCAAGTAGTCTAACAGAAATGTCAGGGTTTGTCAACAGTATATCTTTGTGGTAGATTTCTCATACCTCTAATTGATTTTCTCATTAATATTTCAGGTCTCATGTTTGCTGACATAACATACCTATTTTCATCACTATTATTCTTTTCTGTTTTGTGTCTTAACCATCCAGGAAAGAATACAACATCATTAGTCTTTACTTCAATAGGTTCCCATTCCATCCCATCCCAATATTCAGGATGTAATGGTTCGCTGTACTTATAAGCTTGCATTGGAGTCTTAACTAATAACCTACCACTATTTTCAGGAACATTGAGATAACAACCCATTGCAATAGTACTTAATTGATGATCGTGTTCATCAGTCCACCCACCTTTACCATGAATATTAATCCATGATTCTGATATATGTAAAGGAACATCAGCTAATTTCCACGCTTTCAATATATAATTGACTCTCTCTGGTAACCATTCAGTAGTAAAATATTCAAACTCCTCCCAAGCAGTTGGAGGTTCAAAAGGACCATGAGCATTAGCAAGACCCATCATAACAACACTTGTAGCAGCATCATCAATTTCTGGTGTCTTTAAATTATTTTGATCAATGATCATTTTTGATGTCATCATCAAAGAATCTATTTTTTCTTTATTCTCTTCAAATTCAAAATCAAAAGTATCTTTGAAAATATATGGAAATGGATTTAAAGAATTCATGTTGATCTTCCACCTCCATTAGGAAGTTGAACTTGTGGAAATTCATACTGAACATTTATTGACATAATATATCGGTTATTATCAGTCGGGTTAACTTCTGTCTTATGATCTAACCATCCAGGAAAGAAGAAAACATCACCAGTCTTAACTGGAACAACTTCCCATTCCCCTTCATTATCATAATAATTTTCATCTACTGGCATTGCGTAGTTGTGAACAGACAATGGATTTTTAATCATAAGATTCCCACTACCTTCTGGTACATGTAGATAACAAGCCATTGCTACCACTACATTGTGATGATGATGCACATCAGTAAATCCTCCTTTCGGATGACAATTCATCCATGACATACTAATATATTTCATCATATTAGGATCAAGTTTCCATGCATTCCAAACCTGATCTATATTAGGTTTAACCCACTCAATAAAATCTGCAAATTCTGGCCAATCGTGTGGTGCTTGGAAAGGTATTTGCTTACCATTTTCCATCTTTGCACAACCTAAAAGAGGAACAGTAGTAACACCACCATCTCTCTCTGGCGTATTAAGTTTCTGATCTTTTATTATTTGTTCTGATTGTTTTAAATGTTGAATTGCTTTATCTTTAATTTTGTCCCACTTAAAATCAAATGTATTTCTAAACATATAAGGAGTTGGGTTTATTGTTGTTAACCCATTATCATATTGATCCTCTTCCTTTTTAAGATACTTTGGTAAAACTAATTCTTTTTCATCAGGAGAAATAAATCCAGCTGGTTTATTTTTTTCTTTTTTATGCCTTCTCATCTCCTTTTTTATTCCAGGATGATCCTTCATAAAGGATTCAAAATCTGTTTTCTTTTCAAAGCGTTCCATTTTATTTCTTATTGTAGTGGGGAAATTCTTCAATCCATGCTGTTGCTATGTACTTGGTTCCATCTATAGGTGGATTACCTCTATGCGTCCATGGCCACGCACATGGTGATATAATAAACTTACCAGCCTTTGGTGTTATTCTACAATGCTGATATAAGAATTCAGTTTCACCTGCTTCATAATCATCATTCAAATATAATTGAGTTGTTAATTGTCTGTAAGGTTCTGATGGTGTATTTTCATAATGCCATTCATGAAACCCTTGACCAGGTAAAGTTTTCTGTAATTTACATTTTGTTTGTTGTAAATTTCTTTCAGATAAAATATTGTATTTATTACAATATTCTACAAGAGCTTTTTCTGTAACATATGTCCATGCTCTATAGACACTATTGGTTAAACTATCACCATAATATTCTGGTGGTAATTCATGCAGAAATTCTTGTTGATCTGTTATGTTTCCAACTCTATTAACAACTAAATTGTTACTAGAAATCCATTCATAATATTCAATAATATATGAACCATTTAAATTGGTTTGAAATTCTGATATAAAATTATCATGATGGGTAACTTCTATAATCTTAGGTTCGTTATCCATAACATACTACAGTTGCATCATATTATAGCATGGTTTAGCGTTTACCGCCACCCATTTGTTTTAGCATCTTCTGAAGCTCTGCTGTAGAACCTACAAACATAGCATTGTTAGTAACTTTACTTGGACCTTTCTTCTCTTCATCTAGATCCTTAACTTTCTTCTGTAGATCCATGAGTTTATCAGTCATGTCTGCTACCTGCTTCATGGCGTTTGTAGCAACTTCATATGCTCTTGGATGCCCTGACTCCTGTGCGACCTCTAACGCCCCTTGTACTGCCTCCTGACCTTGATCTATGAGTCTATAGAGTTCTGCCCTAGTATACACATAGTCCTTATCCCTGTCCTCTGAGACATCTCTAAGTTGATCCTTGCGTTTAGCACCACCACCTTCAGGTACATCAGAAACTTCAACATTAAGAAGTTCTTCCATGTTCTCTTCTAGGTTATTCATAAGAATTCAAATCCCTCATTAAATCCAAAGTCATCTGTAGAAGTTACCAATGCATCATCAGCAGCAGTAACCTGACCGTCCTGATTAATATCAGTCTTAGCTTTGGGTGAATATGTTAATTCAGCATGACGCTTATTAACTTGCTTATCACCAATGGTTTCAATAATCTTAGACTTACGAATGACACTTGCCTTGGTGTAAGGACCGTAGATATATGACTTAGCAGTAAACTGCATTGAATAAGTTATACTACGTCTAGTTGTAAAGTCATCTTCCCAATCATCATCAAAGTCAACACTGTTTAAAACAACAGCAACATCTCTAACCTCATCCATGTCTGGAATAAACTTAAGACTCATACTAAATGATGGCTGGAAGAATGGTAATATTTGTTCTAGTATCTGCAATCCATCGTCCTGCGATTTAGCAAGGATACCAACTTCAAATCCAATGTTATAAGGAACAGGTACATACTGTGTTCTTACTTCCTTTGCAGCTTCTTCACTATTAGGTTGTACAACTGCTTTAGTTTTGGTTATAGCAGGTGTCTTCCTACCAGAATCATAATCAATACCAGTCATCTCAAAGTATAACCTTGGCATGGTAATAGCAACCTTTCTACCATCAACAGGATTACCTTGTAATCTATATAAGAATTTTTGTTTAGGACCATAAGCAAGAGGTACTTTCTCAACCTCCATTACTTGTCCATTGACGATCTTTTTTAATTCAATATTATTAAAAAGAGTACCAAATGATATAACAGTTTTCCTAACTGCTTCATTGTAAAATTGCGTTCCTAACATCAGAAGCTACCTGTATAATTACCAAATTCACCAAAGGGATTTGTTTCTCCCCAATCAATTAACTCATCCGCACCATCTTCAATCGCAGCATTTTGATCCCACTCAGTGCTTTCGTTATCAATGGTTGAGAAATCTCCTAATGTATATAGGGCATTAGATTCAACCCCTCTGATGGTGTCTCCATCAATGAAGTTACCTGTGCGATTCATGACTTCAAGGGTATATGTAACACCATTCCAATCTGCTACCTCTGCTACAGTTGCACTGTCTAGGTCATACATGGTTGCCTGAGAACCACTGGTTGTAGTTTCTGTGTATGTGTTGATAACATACTGGACGTTAGCAGCATCATAATAGAAATGACCAGCAACTGTAGTTGGATCTGTTCCGTTATATGTGTAAACGTAACATATTCTCTTATCTTCAAACTTCCAATAGAAGTATTTCTTTTGAGTTGTTGTGGCAAAATTAGGATCAAAACTACCAAGTGCAGTTACTGTAACTACATTATTAGCAGAAGACCAAGACCTACCACCACCCTGTTGTACAAATCCACCTATCACTACATGTTCATCTGGAATGAATTGAACATCTAATGGTGGTGCATCAATAGTAATGGTTGGGAAGTCTGCGTGAGTGGTATCAGATTCATATCCAGTACCACCATTAATTACACTAAGAGTAACAACACCGCCATCAGCAATAGTTGTTTCAATAATACCACCAGAAGAATTTACTCCACCATTAATAGTAACAGAAGGTGGTAAACTATATCCAGTACCAGCAGTTGTTATTGTAGCTCCTGTTATTTCTCCACCAGCATTTACAGTAACAGTTCCTGTTGCTTGTACTCTAGTAGAAGGTGTGAGATTAAGTGTAGTAATATTGCTAAACTCTCTTTCAATATCATCAACCTCATCAATACCTGTATCAAACTTATCAGCACCTTGCTCGTAAAGCTCAGCAGTGAGTGTATAGAAATACTGTTTACCTAACTGGAAGAAAGGATTCTCTCGTTCAACATACTTGATCTCATAGAGATCCTCTGTCATTGGGAAGTAGATTAGATCTCCTTCATTAGGTCTACCATCTACAGCAAGGTTCAATGCTGGATTAGCAGACTGTTCCCACCTTCTCCTTGATACAACAAAGGTTATCTCATCAGTTATCCTTAAACCAAACTTACTTACAAACTCTGCACCAGCACCAAATCCCTCAACATTCACGAGGAACATCTCTATCATATAGCTCTGATTAAATTCAGACTGTACTATTTCCCCAAGAGATTTATCCTTTAGATGTACCCTAGGAATATAAAACACATCAGATCCAAACAACTTGATTTGTTCATCAACCAAGTCTTGTACCAGATTTTGTTCGGTGTTAATACCACCGTGTTGAGGAAAATATACTTTTTTCATCCGATCATATCAAATGGTGGTAACTCATATGTGCTTATAGATGCATCTTCAATAGCAGCAATTTCTTTCTCTGCATCATCAAAGATTTGTCTACCATTCATACTAACTCCACCAGGAAGCTGTATGCCATTAAACTTAATTAGGTTCTGACCCCACTGCCTTTTAATAAGAGCAGTAGTATATTTCTTAAGGAAGACATCACTATACACTTGAGTAAATGTCTCAGGATCTAATGCTCTGTGACATTCAACAATAACATGAACATCTTCATTTAACATATCCTCACCGACATCAAGATATAATCTATCTTGTCTCATATTAAATCTAAACTGAACAAAAGCACCATTGTTAAGCACCATGTCCATAGTCTCCATCCAAGTCTTAACCATATAATAGTTAAGAAAGTCAAGAGAACCTACAGCATATA